CGTTTAGCCTCTGCTTTTACCCTAGAGTATAACGCTTTATTTACAGGAACATTCACTACGTTTTTTACCTCCCTTCTTTTTCTTCTTCTTTTTCTTAGTTGTAGAATGGTACATAGTAAGAATTAGGTATCTTAGTATATTCTAAACGAAGTTTGGCCTAATGTCTCTGGCTTGGCAAGGTTAAATTGTTGCAAACATAAATAACCGAAAGCATCGAAAGCGTGATCTACACCCAAGTTTTTATTGGGTAAACCAGTATTAGGTGCGTAAGTTAAGGTTCGTAATGATTTTATTAATTCTTTACAGCGTGGATGTATAAATGTTCTTCTCTCGCCATTTGCATCGTATAAAGCTGTGTTAACAGCAGTTATCTTATCTCTTATCTTCCAAGGACTTTTAGGACTCATAACAGTAAAACCACTTCTTCTTAAAATATTATGATCCGTAACTCCTACCCCACTTGTTTTTCTGGCACTACCCGTGGGGTCTGGACACGCAATTATTCTTCTATCTATCCCATATCTTCGATTAACTTCCTCCGCAAAATCCCAAGTTGTTGCACCGCCCGTCAACAATATCTCGTCAAACACATAAAGACAGTCATTATGTTTTACTGCACAAATTCCGACCATAGGATCAACGTTAAAATCTAAGCCCAAAAGTAAAGGCAACATTTGTAAATCTTGAATCTCGCCACTAATATTGTCATCGTCAAAACTTACAGCTACCAATCCCGTAAGATTTTCAAAACTTGCCTCAAATTCCTGCTTAAATGTTCTGCTATCTAATTGGGCTTTCGCAGCCTCAACCTCCTCTGCTGGAACATTGCCCCCGTCTATTGTTGTGAAACTCCATCTCCTCCAATCTCCACTTTCATCTTCTGGAACGTAACACCATAAATCGTAAAACCAACTTGCCGTGCCATCGGGTGTTGAAATGAATAACGCCCACCCCTGTTTATCTGCAAGGGCTGGTCTGATTACTTGAAACCATACGTCAGAGTCCATAAATGCTGCTTCATCAAGCACGACTCCAGCTAAACTTCGGCCTCTTAACGTGGTTGCATTTTCTGTTCCTTTCAATTCGATAAGTGAGCCATTTATTAGTTCGATTTTTAAATCTGTTTCGTTTTTGCTTTTTACCCAAGAAGTTGGAACTAATTTCTTTAATTCCTTCCAGGCAATGTCTTTTGCCATGCGATATGTGGGAGCACAGTAGAAATATGTCTCGCCTGGTCGTTTTATCGCTGCATTTACAAGTTCAATACAAGATAAATAGGATTTTCCGAATCTTCTGCCAGCCACCAGTACCCTAAATCTGTTTTTTGCATTGAACACCTCCCCCTGGGCCCAACGTAATGTTAGATTTTCTTTTGTTTTTACACTCATGTACTACAGATTAACCTTAATTTTGATGGATTTGCTAGTTTTTATCGACTAATACGCTATTTTAAGGTTATTATTCAATTAATAACATAAGTTTCAGTCCGTGACAGAAGCAATCCTTAACAATTTTGATGACTCGTTCGCTCCAAGGGAAAAGAAAAGGAATCCAGGTAGATCGCCAGATATGGTTATAGAGCAGAGAAGGCATAGATTGTACAAAAGACAATTAGATGGACTACCCACAAGGCATTTAGTTTTAGAACACGCTTCCAAAGAAGGGGTATGTGTAAAGACTGCATGGAACGATTGGAAAGAGGTTAGTAAATGGAATGATGAAGATTGGCAAAAGGATAGAGAAAACATGATCGCTCGCATACAGGCCATGAGAGTAAGGCTTTTTGATAAGGCCGTTCGTAAAGGTCAGTTCCAGACTGCTGCTCAGATATTAGATTCACTAGGTAAAGTAGTAGGGGAGAGTGTAGAGACTGTAAACATAAATGCTCCAGAATTAGCTATACGAATAGAAAATCAAAAAGATAGTTGACACTACTGTAGTATTGTACTATAATAAATAGTGTAGAGAGAAATATTTTAGCCGTTATTCAGTAAGTTCCCTATCTTTGTCAGCACCTAGTACATTTTTACTACTCCACCCCTGGGTAGGCGGTAGCGGGTAGGCCTGGAGAAAATCACCGCACATTTTTTTTTTATTTTTTATAACTATAATTTTTTTGCCTGGTATTTTTTCTTACAGTAAAATTACTATTTCCTTATGTCATCTATTTTGCAACAGCACTTGTCACAATTACCAACAGCAAAATATCTTTTACAATAGCAATAGAAAGAAAAGAAAAAACCCGAACCAATAAACACTAATAAGTAATAATAATTTTTTACATAAAAAAAACCCTATCTAAAAAAAGATAGAGTTAATTTAATTTTGATTTTGTTTTTTAAAATCCTACATAATCAATTATGTTAATAACTGATAAATCAGAATTACCTGTCTCTTCTATGTAATCATCAACATCTAAATCAAACTCATTTAGAAACTGTTCACAAATAGATTCATCTAAACAGCCATCATAAGTATAATTTAGAATACCCTCTAAATAATAACTTCCTAATTCTTCAATAAATTCTTCAGTTTCTTCCTGGAGACTATCGTAAAAACTATTGAAGTTATCAACAACAAAATTAATTTGTGGAATAAAAAAAGAAATTAATTTTATCATCTTATTTATTTTGTAAGTAAACAGAATAAGAAGATAGAACAGACTCTATTTTATTAGTTCTATTTTGTAAATTTTCTTTTATGTTGCTAGCGATATGTTGTCCAACACTAGCAAAGAAAACTAAAGACAATAAATAAACAGTAAGTACTTTCATTTTTTTTTTGGTGAGAAGTTGTAAAAAATTTTTCTTCTCTTAATATTTATTATAGTCACTAAAAATCTACTATTGTAGTACATCAACAATAGTTGTTACAATTATTAACAATTAATATTATTAGTTAATTTAAAATACTTTTGAAGATACTATAAAAAAATAATTATCATTATCCCAGCCAAAACTAACTATATCAACACTAGGAGAAAAATCTTTAAACCATTTAGTTTTTAATAATTCTCTAACTGCATTTGCGTAATTATCAATATCAGCTAATTTATTATTATAGTTTATAGTCTTACTATAAATTGTGTTTGCATCTTTTTTATAAGTTGCTTTAACTCTAGGTAATTTTGTGTTGGTGTAACCTAAGTATTTTGTTTTAATGATGTAACCTTTAACTGGTATTTCATTAAAAATTTTAGCTTCTGTTGATGTAGGCATTATTTAATTCTCCTTAATATCACAATGATGTAAATAATATTCTTTATCTAAATTTAAATTATTAAAATCATTGATAATACTTTCATTACACATTAAATCAATACCTTTAAAATTTTCCTGGTTAAATTTATAAAAGTCTACTGTTCTTTTTAACTCTTTTATAAATTCTTCTTTATTATCACAGTTAGTTACTGTTATATCTCCTTCACAATAACTAACTATTTCAAATTTTCTAAAATTAACCCAATTACCGAAATAATGAGCATCTTCTGTTGTATCTAATTGTGCATAACCATCTTTAGATTTACACAATTTAAAATCAAATACGTATCTATCTGTATTTGCAAAAGATCTTTGAATGTTCATTTTATTTGATGAGAAGTGAATAAAAAAAATCTTCTCTTGAAATCTATTGTAGTACAAGAGAAGAAATAAAACAAGTAATTAATAAAAAAAGTTTTTTAATCTCTTTTCATTATTGGCATTATTAAATAATTTAGAATCGGGTTAAATCCCTCTAAAGTTTCAAAAGGGTTTTTAATATCCCATTTTGCAGTAATTATAAAAGGTGTAGTTGGTTTATTACCATTAAAAGTTATAGCTTTATTTGATGATAACTTTTTAACCTGGTTACAAAATTGCCCTATATAATCACAATTAAAAGAAAATTCCTTTTCAAAATTATTTGAAAATTTATCTGGTATTAATTGTTCAATGTTTGGATAAGTTCCCTTTATCTGTTGATAATGAACACTTGAAAGAAAAATTTCTTCATTCATAAATGTTATTAAATTATCAGTAATTAAAACTTTAGTTGCATTTTTAATTTGACTTTTAAAAACCGAACCAGGAATAGTTATATTTTTATTTAACTTAAAACCTAATTCATTATTAGGAAATTTAAAATAAAATAATCTGTGACCATCAGTAGATGCTACTGTAATTTCTTTATTTTCAACTTTTAAGTGAACACCCATTAAAAGGTATTTATTCTGATCCTTAGAAATAAATTGACTTGCTACTCTTAAAACTTCATAGGGAATACAAGCAATTTTTGTTTCATTCTCATAGATAGCGTATGGACTTGAAACCTGGTTAGCTGTTGTTGTTGACATTTTTTTTTTGATGAGAGGGAATAAGATAAACTCTCAACTAAAGTGTAACATTAGAAATTATTTATTGTCAACGTAAGTTTATCGATTATCTTATAAACTCTATAATTAAACTTGATATTCCCCTTATCTAGTCTTATAACTTTTAATAGTGAAGTCATTATAAATAGTAGTTCAAATGTACTAAAGGATACAGTAACTTTCTTGCTATTACTGAAAATTCTAACTGTTGTCATAGTAAAATTTTGAAAAAAATTGAAGATTTACACTAAATTAACTTAATTACTATTAAAGGGCAAATTTTATTTTTTATGAAAGTGAGAATTTTTTATTGCATTAATGAAAAGACTATTGTAATATAGTAAGGCACTTAGTTTTTTAGACTAACCAAAATGAAAATTACTGAAAATTCTCAGAAAAATGTCTTAATCATTGGATCAGGTTCAATGGGTTATGGCGATCAAAGAATCCATGATATGTGGATTGATAAGTTCAATCTTTTTTCTAAAGTTGAACATGAAAGTTCAATTAAAAAAGGTAAGTACAAACCATTAATTACTTTAGAGGGGATTGATTGGTGTGGTACTCGTACTGTTTACAACTACTTAGTAGATGGTAAACATGAAAGTTTACCTTTAAATGTTTTTAATGATGTAGGTTTATACCTTTGGAATCATTTATTTAATCCTAATACTGGTAGAACACCAGTTCATCTTTTCCTACGTCAAAGCGATCCAGGTTTAGGAATTTGTATTCCCCAAGATACAAGGGAAAATTTCTTTTCTTTCAGAGAGGAAAGCGATCCACTAGAAAAAATTTATTTAGAGGGATTAGATAAATGAAATTATCTGAAGTAAAAACATCAATAGTAGTTGCACTTATGAAAAGTGTGACTACCCAAGATGAAAATAAAGCTATCAATGTTTCTAAAGATGTTGAAAGGCAAGTTGAAATAGTTGGTAAATTCTTAGGAAATAAATTTCTTATTGAATGTATTATCAATGCTGAAAATTGTTTAAACGACCCAAAAAAGTTTGATTCTATTATGAAAGACTTTAAACCTTTCAATGCCCGATTTAGTGAGCAAATAGAAGATGGATAGAAAAGAAGCAATTAATCTAGCCTTAACTTTATTTCGTCAAGACTTAGATAGAAATGATGTAGTAACTACATTAATGAAATCTAACATTCCAGAATCTACCGCTTATAGGTACACCAAAAAAGCCTATGAGCAGTATGAATGGGAAGAAGATAAACAAGACGATCCAAAAAAGTGTTTTGAACTTAAAGCCCTAGACACTATATATAAAGCTATGAAATGGGCTGAAACAAACCAAGAAACAGAATTGGCTGTTAAATATGCCAATTTATATATCACTAACAAAAAGAGGTTAAAAAAATGACTGATTCTTTTTTACATAACCATCAATCCGCACTTGATAGTTTTATGGAAGATAAAGCTATCCAGGATTTAGAAGATGCTGGTATATATCCCGTACCAGATAATGATGCTATTCTTGAAAATCTTTATGAAGAAGCCAAAGATGAATTTCCTAATGAACACCCTTCATTTCTTATTCACGAAGCTAAAAAAAGATTTGATGAACTACCCGAACCAGTAGATTATGATGAAATCATTTAAAATTACCTGTGCAGAAATTAACTACTTTGAAATAGAAGTAGATGCTGATTCTATAGAAGAAGCTAAAGCTAAGGCTAAAAAAGATATAAATTCATTTGAAGTATTATGTGAATATACTTCCGAATGGGATTTTAATGATTGGGAGGAAATTGAAAATGATGGATAGCAAACCAATGAAAACAATTAGTTTAACTGAAAATCAATCTTATGACATGATAAAACTTTATGACATTTTAAGAGATATGGATTTTGAATTAACTGAACATCAAGAAAATGTATTTATGAGAATACTAGACTACCGCTAATTCTTTTATCTGTTCCTGGAATTTCATACATCTTTCCATAAAACATATTTCACTAGACCTCAACGCTAAACTATCCAATAGTTTAAGTTGGGGTTTTCCACTTCTACGAGCTATACAAACTAAAGCCTGGGTACATTCAATTCCAGTAAGTTTTCTTAGTGCATAATTATACGCTCCAAGTTGATGACAATAATTTAATAACATCTCGTCTGACCTGACTTCCTTGGAAGTCTTCCAATCACATATTGTTAACTTTCCATCAATATCTATTAAAGCGTCAGCCGTTCCAGCAAATCCATAATCTTTGTCATAAACACTAAATTCTATGCTATGAATGGCCGTTACACGTTCCAATATGAATGATCGTAAACCTCTTGCGTAGCCTGACGCACTCCAGCTAACACGAGGTGCGGTTTCGGCTGCTTTTGATAATGCCCATTGCGTGACTTT